TTCGATGTGATCGACGAATACGGGTTGGACTTCTACGGCGGCAACGCTCTGAAGTACCTGCTGCGCTACCCCGAGAAGGGAGGGCTTGAAGACCTTCAGAAGGCGAAGCACTACCTGGAGTTGCTGATCCAACGCGAGGAGGAGAAGGGTGAGTGAAAGAAAACATCCCCTCGCCAGGTGTGAGGACTGTCCCCTCAACGAAATTGGGGTCTACGTCCCAACAGCCTTCCCCAAGGACACTCCTAATGGAATTGCCGTCGTGGGCGAAGCTCCAGGCTTCCAAGAGGCTACCTACGGAGTGCCCTTCAAAGGACCCTCAGGACAACTCCTCAACAAGGTCCTTGCCCATCACGGAATTGATCGCTCGGGAACTCTGCTCACGAATGCCTGTCTCTGCCGTCCACCCGACAACGCTACGCCTTCTAAAGAGGCAATCGCAGCTTGCCGACCACGACTCATGGACGATCTCAGCGGAGTGGAGAAGGTTCTAACCCTAGGTACCCCTGCAGCACAGTCCGTCCTGTACACGAAGAAGGGAGTCCTGTCACTACGGCCTGGCCCTGCACGTGAGAAGGACGGACGTAAGGTCGTCTGTACGGTTCACCCTGCGTATGTGATGCGTCAGGGTGATGCCTTCCCCTCGCTCGTCAACGACACTGCGAAGCTCGTGCTCGACCCTCCAGTTTGGAATCCTCCGCAGTTCGTCGTTGTAGACACAGAAGAGGAAGCACTACAAGCGATCGAGCAACTCGATGTCATTACCGACAAGCTCGTCGTCGACATCGAGTGCGGCATCGACAAGGACAACTCGTTCGACCACCCGAACCACTACCAGATGCTCTGTGTAGGCGTTGCCTATGCAAAGGGCAAGGTTTGTGTCTTCGGAGAGAACTCGTTGACAGAACTCGTCTGGGAAGCCCTCAAGGGTCTCTTCAGTCGTAAGAAGCTGATCGCCCAAAACGGCAAGTTCGACCTTGCAGGTCTGTATCCAAAGCTCGGAGCACTCAAGCTCTGGTTCGACACGATGCTCGCCCACTACTGCACCGACGAACGTCCAGGCTTCCACAGCCTGGGCATGATGGGGATGGAGATCCTCGGAACGCCTGACTGGAAGGGTGAGATCGAGAAGTACCTCGGTCCTGACAAGAACTACGCCGCAGTACCTCGACCTATCCTGTACAGGTACAACGCATACGACGATGCAGTCACATGGGACCTGTACGAGTACTTCGAAGCAGAGCTGGAGAAGCGAGGACTTCGAAAGCTTCACGACTTCCTCGTCGCCGCATCGAACGAGTTGATGTTCCTAGAGCTCAACGGGATCACAATCGACCGTGCGTACAACCGTAAGCTGACCGTCGAGTACCTTGCCAAGCTGGATGAGATGGAGGAAGGACTCAATCAGTTCCTTGGCGTAGACGAAGATGGGGAACCTCGCAACTACGACAAGCGAGGCGGAATCAACCCACGATCGCCACAGCAGGTCAAGCTCTACCTACAGCACAACAAGATCCCGGCAAAGGGTACGGACAAGGAGATCCTGAAGTATTGGCTGGGACGCACCAACCCTGATAGTGACGTTCACAAGTTCATCGCAGGTCTCCTCGAACACAGGTCTGAGGCGAAGAAGTATGGGACGTACGTCAAGGGAATCACGAAGCGTCTCTATCGAGGACGTGTTTTCACGAACTACCTTCTCCACGGGACCACGTCTGGCAGGTTGGCTTCTCGAAACCCAAACCTACAGAACATCATTCGAGACAACTCTATCAAGGCCCAGTTCGTTGTCTCCAAGCCCGGCAACATCTTCATCCACGCTGACTACAAACAAGCCGAAGGTCGAGTAATTTGTACCGAGGCTCGAGACGAATACCTCAGAGAGTTGTTCTCTGACCCTGACCGAAGTATCTTTGCCGACATCTCCGAGAAGCTGTACGGCTCACGTGAGATGGACAAGGAACAAAAGATCCGTGTCAAGGCATTCTTCTATGGCATCTCCTACGGACGTGAAGCGTACAGCATCGCACAAGAGTTCAAGATGCCCGTCGATCAGGTTGAAGAGGACCTCCGCAAGTTTCGCGAGCTGATTCCTGCGACAGTCGAGTGGCAGAGGAAGACAGTACAACAGATCCTCACCAAGCAGGTACTGACAACCTCGTTCGGTCGACACCGTAGGTTCTGGCTGATCACTAAGGAGAACAAGAAGGATGTTATCAACGAAGGACTGTCCTTCGTGCCGCAGTCCACTGCGTCTGACATCTGCCTCTCTGCTCTTATTAAGCTGCGACCAATGCTGCGTGACCTGGGATTTATTCGGCTCACCATTCACGACGCACTGGTGGTCGAGTGCCCAGAACGACATGTCGAAGAGGCTACCGTACTCATGCGTGAGACCATGGTGGCCGAAGCAGCAAGATGGACCGACTACGTCCCCTTCGCAGTAGACATCACGACAGGCAAGAACTGGGGTGAACTGTAATGCTCTTTGAGGTGACGCAACAAGTTGCACCCTGCATGGCAGTGAACATTACTGTTAACCAAGGAGGGCACTGCGCTATACCTATTCCAGCCTCACATCCTTCGATGGCAAAGCTTTGCCTAGTAGTAATCAATCCTATGGGTGACCATAGGTACACAGCTGCCGTATACGAAGACATCCTGCTCCCTAGCGACTACAACAAAGCATACTTGGACCACCGAAAGGGATTCATACTACTACAATGCTTCCATGGACGATGGGGATGGCCTGCAGCATTCGTAGTTGTATACCCTGCAGCTGTGTCGGTCTACAACGGCAACATCTTCCCGATTAAGTACGGTGAGTAACTATGGGATGGCCAACGCCTAAGTGCGGAACACAAGGTGGGTATCAGAAGCACATACGTGACAAGCGGAAGCCCTGTGACCCTTGCCTACAGGCACACGCGGAGTACAACGCGGATGTGCGTGCCAAGGAAACCATCAGGCGAATGGCTGAACGCTATGCCATAACTATGTTGGTACAAAGGCATCCGCACGAGTTCCAAACCTGGTTCCAAGGCAAGTATGACGCGCTTATGAAGGAGTACAACGATGGGTGGAAAGTGGCAACCAGTGGGGTCGACCAGGATCGCACCGAACGGGTACCACTACACGAAGGTGGCGGACAAGAAGGGTCCGGAGTCGGTGGGCAACTGGAGACTCACTCACCACATCGTGGCGGAGAGGAAACTGGGGAGGGCCTTGCTTCCTGACGAACGTGTTGAGTTCGTCGACAAAGGTAACAAGTTGGACCTCAGCCCTGAGAACATCAACGTCGTCAAGAAGAAGCCGAAGACGAAGGGTAGGACCGTAGCAGCATTGAGGTCCAAGATCGAAGACCTTCAGGCACAACTCGTAGAGATGGGTGAAGAAGTATGATCGGCGTTGGGTACACCTTTGAGATGCCTGGTGGTTCGCCCGCTCTCATCATCGCAGACGCGGGTGCGCGAGGGTGGCTTGTGCTGGTCACTACCAAGAACGGTACGGCGTCCAACACACTTGCTACACAGACGATCCTCACGTTGATTCAGCAACGCCAGCGTGAAAGTCTTTAGTTGTCTAGCATATCGAGACTCACTAAAGACTTAGTTTTCCATAGAGCCTCGTAGAGAACTACGGTGGCTTAGCAGACACTCAAAGACTTTGATGGAGCAGATATGCTCTTTAGAAACGGTGCGATCACACTGACGGCAATTGACCCTGGAGAAACGTCAGGGTGGGCAGGCTTCGATGGTATGTACCTCGAGGGCACATTCTACGAGAAGAAATTCCACAGGGGGCAGTTGGGACCTGGAGATCACCATGAACAACTCTTGGGACTCCTCGAACGGCGACGCACGCATAATTCAGTTTCCATCTGCGAGAGTTTCGACAATCGAGACAATCCCGCAGCTAGACTTGTCTCATGCGAGTACATCGGAGTTGTCAAGCTGTTCCACCAGCAGAGTAACGTGCCTGTGGTGTTTCAAGGTTCTCAGGTCTGTAACGGCGACAACCATTTCTGGAGCACTGAAAAACTCCGACGCCTCGACCTGTCCTCACCAGCAATGGTTCACGCCCAGGACGCCATGAAGCACTTGCTCCACTACATGTACTTCGAACTCGACTGCAAGTGGCTTCTCGCCGCATTAAAGCCATAAGGAAACCCCACTACCCGGAGGAAGCCGCCCCGCAACGGCGTCAGGTAGTGGGGTTTCTTTCTGCCCTCCGAAGAGGGAGTTATGCGGCCAGATCGTACTGCTTCTTGTTCGTAACCGTCCAGACGCCTGCCACGACTCCTGCCATGATGACGGCCGTGAGAAGGTTCGCACCGCTGAACACTCCGTCGACGAAGTAGGTCGATGCCGCACCGGTCACGCTCAGGAGGAACGCAACGGTGGTCTTCGCTGCCGGAGCAACGTTGGTGTTGTCGGCCATGTACACACCGATTGAAGCCAACAGAGCCGCAGCAACAGCAAGGCTGTCAAGGCGCCAGTCCCAACCATCCTGCAGGCCTGACTGAACGGCGACGAGTACCGTGCCGACCAGCGCAACCAGAAACTTGTTGATCGTCATTTCGTTCTCTCTTTCTTCCACTTCCTGATTTCACCGATCAGGAGGAACAGACGCCACCATACGACTAGTATGGCAAACAGCCCCAGGACTGTACGTGTGTGAGTCAACCAAGGCCAGTCAGGAAACAACCTGACGATAACACCCTGCAAGTAGATCAGAACCATCACGACCGAGTAAGCCAAAAGGTTCTGGCCCATCCTGCTCCGCCACCAGGTGTTTCTAGTCATAGGGTGGAACGCGTAGAGCAGCACGAACGCGATCGCGCCCACGAGGCCAACTGAGACGTATATAGCGAAGGTAAGCACTTCACCTGTCATTAGGCTTCCCTCCCTTAAGGGCCTCCTCGAACAACTCAGTGAAGTGGTTCACCCGACGCCGCGTACGCAGTTGGTCCATAAGGGGCTGTACTTCAGCTGCGGAACGCTCTGCACGCTGTCGGTCCTCCAAAGCCTTTGCGAAGGCTTCCTTTGCGTCTTGGTGCCCTACGTCTACACCCTGATGCTCCCCCTTCTTCGTCCACCACCACCACTTCATCTGTCGATCTCCGATCTCCTAGTTGAGATCACTCCGTTAAGACTCTGCATAAACGTCAACGTCGAGCGTCCAACCTCTAGACATTCACGCAGTGCCTCTTCTTGCTTATCGCCGCGGGCAGCCTGTTGTTGGTAAGCACCGCGCCACCAAGCAATTTCCTCATCCTTGTGTTCAAGTATCTTGTCGCGGTCCTTGCGCAGCTCGTCAAGGTGCTTGGCAGGAACGATGCGCCCCGTCATGAACATCCAGACGACAATGAGCAACACACCTGACGCAGTGAGCCCACCGAACTGTCTGAGGAAATCGATGACCTCCTGCATGACTCCCCCTAACTAGTGCCGGCTTGTGATTCAAGTCTACGAAGACGTCGCTTGATGTCTTCGATTTCTTGCAGGACGTCCTTCTCACCAACCCCCTGTGGTTGCGGGATCTTAAACCGTTCGTCGTCTTCCATTAGCTTACTCCTGACTTCTGTCCAAGAGCGAATTCGAAATCTTCGGAAGAGTCAGCACCCTCAGGACTCAACGACATTGTCATAACCCTGTAGTAGCTCTTGTAAGGGTCAATAAACCGACGCTTGTCGTTGATGACTGTATATAAATGGTCCCCAAGACCAAACGATCCGAACTTCAAGTTAGGCGTGGTAGTACTAGTTACAGGGTTCGTAGTGTTCATGTTCGCAAACTTGAGCGCAGGCGTCTGGAACGGAAGAGTAGCCTGTTGTGCTTCGTTGGCTGTGTACTTGTCCAGCAGGGCTTGCGTCTCAGCTTCGCGGAAGTTCAGCTTCTGAAAGAGTCCGGGGTACCCCTCGGCTAGACGTTCCGGAACAACCAACGTGCTGCGAGGAGTCGAAACGTCTAGGCCCTTACCGATAGCCCAGAAGTGTGTACCACCCTTACTACCCGAATCAGTAAACCAGTAGTTCGAGATAATACCAGGGTAGGTGATCTCAGGCGCAGCGTCTCCAGGAAGAATACCAACACCAGAGGCTAGTCCATCCCATCTGCCGAGCTCAAACCCAAACCCTGGATCACCATTACTATCGACGGTGTAGGTAAGTCGGTACTCTGCACCGAGCTCGATCATCTCCTTGACGACATCGTCAATTACAACCTGCTCGTCGCCCTCGATGGTCTTGGTAATACTCGTAAGACCTGTCGCAATCAAAGGTGGTACGTTGCACCCGATGTCAAAGGACGAGCCGTAGGTAACAGGCTTCTCCCAACAGAACCGGATGATGTTACGTACGTCGTCAAGCAACATCTCGTCGCCGGTAAAGATAACACGGGCGAGGTAGCTGTCGAACGACTGTGCGTAGAGCTGGTACGTTCCTCCACCCTGAGAGGAGTAAGTGCGTGACCAGACAATTCCACCCCAGATGGGCTGGTCGTCTCGGAAACACCACAGGGAGCGCTTTGCTGGCTCCGTCGCCGAGAGCATGTCACTCAAGTCGCGCCCTGTCGTGTCAGACCTGTACGTACCCGTGAAGGTACCGAAGTTGGTGTTCTCCTTGGTCATCAAGCTCCACGACATGTTGACC